GATGGTGGTTGTGATGAAGTGATTTCTACTCGCCGCCTTGTGCATATTGCGAAAGCATATGGTATCTTTGGTGACCGTATCAAAGCAATTCAGTATTGCCTGAATCGTTTCGATGAAGATACGAAAGCATCCTTCCTTGACTTGTATACCAAAGTGGATGCAAGTGTGAATATGTCTAACACTGTTCCTGAAGTGACGGTACCTGCACCTTCATACAAAGGCGATGAAGTTCCTTTCTAAGGTAAACAATACACCTTAACCGAAAAGACCCTTGACCAAAGGGTCTTTTTCTATTATAATACTAACATCTTGAGAGATATGTCGCCTCTCAGGTTATATTTTGAAAAGTGCGACTTACATTAATGAGGTTAATTATGACTAAATCACAAAACGAAAAATTGGTACAGTTTTTCAGCACAGGTAAATCCTTGACTGAAGCCGAGGCTCAGCGCCGTTTCGGTGTTGCTAGATTGCCTGCTCGTGTTCAAGAACTCCGTGCAGAAGGTTACAGCATCTATACCAACAAAACTAAAAGCGGTACCACATACCGTTTGGGTAAACCAACTCGTGCTATGATTGCAACTGCTTATGCAGTTATGGGCTCAAGTGCTTTTGCCTAAAAAAGCCTGAAAATGAAAGAGGTGTCACATACATAAAAGTGACACCTCTTTTTATCATAGGAACATTATGGAAATACAAGTTAAAGTTGAAGATTTGAAAAATCACAAAGTGTTTATTGCAACACCAATGTACGGAGGTATGGCTCATGGGATGTATATTAAATCCTGTTTAGACTTACAAACTACATTAGGTAAATATGGAATCGAAACTAAGTTTTCTTTTCTATTCAATGAATCACTAATCACTCGTGCAAGAAATTATTTGGTAGATGAATTTCTTCGCTCAGGCTACACCCATTTACTTTTTATCGATTCTGATGTACACTACAATCCAGAAGATGTAGTTGCACTGTTAGCATTAGATAAAGATGTTATTGGTGGACCATACCCTAAGAAATCTATCAATTGGGGTAATGTTGCAGAGGCGGCTCGTAAACATCCTAACATGAATCCTCGTGAACTAGAGAAACTTGTTGGTGAATATGTTTTCAATGTTGTGAAAGGAACTTCACAGTTTCAAGTAACAGAACCACTTGAGGTGATGGAGATTGGTACTGGCTACATGTTAGTTAAGCGCCATGTGTTCGATAAGATGGCAATCGAATATCCAAATATCAGATACAAACCTGACCATGTTGGACAATCGAACTTTGATGGCTCAAGATACATTCATGCTTACTTCGATACAGTAATCGATTCGAAAGGGTCAATCACTGGTGGTGGTACAGACAGATATCTTTCAGAAGATTATATGTTCTGTCAAATGTGGCGTAAGATGGGTGGTGAGATTTGGTTATGTCCATGGATGAAAACTCAGCACATTGGAACATATGCCTTCACTGGTGACATGCCTAAAGTAGCTGAACTTACCGGTAAACTATGATTATCGGTTTAGTAGGTTTCATAGGTTCAGGTAAAGGAACTGTTGGAGACTTATTAGTTGAACAAGGTTTTATAAAAGATTCTTTTGCAAAACCTTTAAAGGATGCTGTTGCTGTAATGTTCGGATGGCCTCGGGAGTTGCTGGAAGGTGACACCGAGGTCTCTCGTTCATGGCGTGAGAAACCTGATTCATATTGGAGTGAAAAATTCGGATATGAATTCACACCAAGACTAGCATTGCAACTAATGGGAACTGAGGCAGGTCGAAATGTTTTCCACGCAGACCTATGGGTAATATCTCTTCTTAATCGTGCAAAGAACAAAGATGTTGTAGTGACTGATGTTAGGTTTCAAAATGAAATCAAATACATTCAAGACAATGGTGGAGTTGTTGTTCGAGTGAAAAGAGGACCAGAGCCTGAATGGTATTCTCTTGCAGAAGATGCCAATCAAGGTTTCTCATCTGCAATCATGGGTATGTCCGATAAAGGAATTCACAAATCGGAATGGGACTGGATTGGTTCTGAATTCAATTATGTGATTGAAAATAATCGCACCGTGCAAGACTTAGGCAATGAAGTGAAAGGCATGTTGCAATTTTTTAGGTAGTTTGTTATAATGTTATTTTTGAATGGAGTTAAATATGAAATTGTCCAATAACACAATGGATGTGTTGAAGAATTATGCGAATATCAATTCGGGTCTTTTCTTCAAAAAAGGTAATGTATTGAGAACTGTTTCTTCACAGAAAACAATTCTCGCTGAGGCAACTATTGATGATTCATTTCCTCAAGACTTTGGTATCTATGAACTGAACACTTTTCTTTCCGTAGTGTCTCTGTCTAAAGAAGTGCCTGAGTTTGAATTTGAAGACAAGTTAGTCAAGATTGTCAGCAATAAAGGTCGTAGCAAAATCAAGTATCGCTATTGTGAGTCTACTATGATTAAAACACCACCTGAGAAAAACATCGTTCTTCCGACACCAGAAATTAAATTGGCGTTGTCTGAAGAAGATTTTACATGGGTTAATCGTGTAGCATCTGTTTTGAGTTCTCCTCACATTGCTATTGAAAGTGATGGTACTGATGTTTGTATCTCTACACTAGATTTGCAGAATGATGCCGCACACAGTGACTCTTTACAAGTTGGTAAAGGTAATGGTGATGTTTATCGTATCATCTTTAAGACAGAGAACATGTCAAAGGTCATCACTGGTGCATATGATGTTCAGATTTCATCTAAAGGTCTTGCACACTTCAAGAACAAGAATCGTAAGATTGAATATTGGCTTGCAACCGAAAACGGTTCAAAGTTTGAAGGCGCATAATCATGGGTGAAATAAAAACTTGGACAGATAAATCTCAATACTTAGCTGTTTTGAGAAAAGAAATTTCTGTATTACAAACAAAATACAGACCAGATGAAGAAGGTACTGGACATTTCAATACAGCAATTTCTGTGTTAGAATCTCGTATCAAAGAGATTGAATTAGAAATGAATTGGCCTTTTCCAAATGAATGATAGACGCAACTTTATAAGAGGTGCAGGCATCATTGGTGCCTTTGCTGTAGGTGTTGCATCTTATAAACAGGTGAAAGAAATGGCTAATGAACATAAAGACATTAGTCATCTTGCACCACCAAAAGAAGCACCATCAATTCAGTTTACAGGTGCATATGGTGAGAAACCTAAAGCACCAGAACCAACTATGGGTCAACATACATTCTATGTAAATGGTTGGAACCAAGAAGTTACTCATAAGGTAGCTATGACTGTTGGTAAAGACAATCGCTTGTGGATGAAAATTGGAGATGAATGGCACAGAGTTGCTATTGAATCTTGATATGAATTATTTTATTATGGAGAATTTGAATGTTAGAACATATGTTATGGGTGGAGAAGTATCGCCCTAAGACGGTTGAAGAGTGTATCCTTCCTGATAGGTTGAAACAACCATTTCAGGAATATGTTAAACAGAGTAGCATACCCAATCTTCTTTTGACTGGTGGTGCAGGTGTAGGTAAAACTACAATTGCAAGAGCCATGTGTGAAGAGGTTGGTTGTGACTACATGATTATCAATGGCTCTGATGAGAATGGTGTTGACACTATTCGTTACAAAATCAGAAACTATGCATCATCAATGTCGATGGCAGGTGGTCGTAAAGTTGTCATCATTGATGAGGCTGATTATCTGACACCAAACGCACAAGCAATTTTGCGTAATGCAATTGAAGAGTATTCTTCTAATTGTTCATTCATCTTCACATGTAACTACAAAAACAAAATCATTGAGCCATTGCACTCTCGCTGTGCTGTGGTTGAATTTGTTTTGAAGAATGGTGAACGGGCTAAGATGGCTGGTCTTTTCTTTAAGAGAATTCAAAACATTCTTGGTGAGAAAGAACACATTGAATATGAAGACAAGGTAATTGTTGAAATCGTCAAGAAACACTTTCCAGACTTTCGCCGTGTACTGAATGAACTACAACGATATTCTAAATTTGGAAAGATTGATACAGGTCTTCTGGCTCAGATTCAAGATGTTTCAATTTCTGAAATCATCAAGTTTATGAAAGAGAAAGACTTTACATCGATTCGTAAATGGGTTGGTAGCAATGACATTGACCCAACAACTTTCTTTCGTAAAATCTATGACTCACTTTATGATTCGATAAAACCACAAAGCATTCCTCGTGCAGTATTGATTCTTGCTGACTATCAATACAAGAATGCATTCGTTGCCGACACTGAAATTAATGTGGTGGCATGTCTAATTGAAATCATGGCAGATTGTGAGTTTGTATGAACAACGAACAGAAGATGGATTGGTTAGGTCGTATGGGTGAAAAGATTGTTGTCAACTATCTCAGTAGACAAGGTCTTGTTGTTGAAGAATCAATCGACCCATATGATAGAGAAAAAGATTTGGTTTGTGATGGTAAGAAGATTGAGGTGAAGACTCAAGTTCCTTTTATCATGCAGAATGCTTTTACATTCAAACCCAATCAACTGAAGAAGTGTCGTGGTGTAGATGAGTTGTATTTCGTAGCAGTGCCTGCACCCTCACATTCATATAAGTGGGAAGGTTGGATTTTCAAAGTGAACCCGCAAGAGTTTTTGATTAGAAAATACAATACCAAAGATGGTCGTGAAATGCTTTTGGTTAACATCGTACAAGATGCTGTTGTCCCAGTCGAGCAAGTCTCTGATGAGTACATGGCTGAGATGCGTAAGTACACTATTTCAAAGTACTGACCATGACACCTTTTGATTATGTAAATCAGATTTTGCAAGGTAAACAGCAGTTAATTGTTGATGACCTTACAGAGAAAGAGTATGTTCCGTTTCTGACTAATCGTTCACTTTCATACCATAAAGACTGTATTTTGTTCGCAAATGAGATGAACTTGAGGCATCATCTAGATGGCAAAATGCAAAATGATTTTTTACTAAATACCGTTAGGTCTCGCAAAAGACCTTTCACCAAGTGGGCTAAATCTGAAAAAAGTGAAGATATAGAATGTATCAAGATAATTTTCGGCTATTCAAATTCCAAAGCCCGTGAGGCACTTCGCCTTCTTAGTGATGAACAAATCCAAGAACTAAAAATAAAAACGGATATTGGCGGAAAATGAATGATTTGAACAGCTTCATTGAAGTGACATTGAAAGAGCAAGATGATTTTTTAAAAGTGAGAGAAACGCTAACCCGTATTGGTGTATCTTCACGCAAAGAAAAAGTCTTGTATCAATCTTGTCATATTCTACACAAACAAGGACAATATTATATTGTCCATTTTAAAGAACTATTTGCCTTAGATGGTAAAGAGGCTACTATTGATGATAATGATATTTCTCGTAGAAATGCTATCGCCAATTTGTTAGAAGAGTGGGGTCTCGTTAAGATTGTTAATCGACAAGTAATGACAGGCAACATTGCGCCTCTGCATCAGATAAAAATTATTTCATTCAAAGAAAAAGATGAATGGCAGTTGGTCACTAAATACAACATCGGTAAAAAGAAATCCGATTATTGATATGAGATTTTATTATGAAAAATGTGAAAGAAAAAACTGTGAAGTTGAAGAACCGATACTCCGGTGATATTGTCTATGCAAGAAATATCAAAGAGACTGTCTCGTCAGAGAACATAGTATTTGTTAGGGTTTTCAAAGAAGAGAACCCTCAGAGAGAATTTCTAGTTAACCTGAATGCTTTCGAGGTACAGGATAGATAGAAATTTGATGCCTTTTGGCTCTCATCTTTGCCCCACAACTTATTTTTTTGTGTTATACTTACATTATGAAAATTTCAATCGCATCAGACATACACTTAGAATTCGGTGACTTGTTTATCAACAATGATAACAATGCCGATGTTCTTATCCTTAGTGGTGACATTTGCGTTGCCGCAGACATTGGTCGACCTGACCCAAACAACTTCCTAGAAGGTGCTCGTAGCAATCGTGTTACCGATTTCTTCAAAAGATGTTCGTTTCAATTTCCACATGTAGTATACATCATGGGTAACCATGAACACTACAATGGTGACTTTGCAACAAGCGGAAACAAAATCAAATCAATGTTAGAGTCTAACATGTTGAGCAATGTTTACTTGCTTGACAAAGAAGTTAAGACAAT